GCGTTTGCTGGTCTGGATGTTTACTATCCAGGTAGTAAGCGTAAGCGCCGTGACTTCGTAGAGCCAAAGCCAAAAGCCGAGGCAGGCTGGGACGCTAAGCCATACATTAAGACCTTGCCTAGCGGTAAGGACATCGAGATGTTTACGCTTGGTGCTCTAGCAGACGCGTTGGGGCGCCCTCTAATAACTATACGTGCATGGTTAAAAGAGGGCTACCTACCAGCGTCGCCATATCGTCTACCTACCAAGGCGGACAAGAACGGTAAGCAGCACAATGGCCGTAGGTTGTACACACGACCTATGATCGAAGCTGCTATCGACATCTTTACGAAGAGTGGCATTATTGCCATGAAGCGTATAGACTGGTCGCAACATCAAGCAGTCTCTAAAGCGATTGCTGATGCTTGGGACAACTTAATAGAAAACTAAAACATACTAAACAAAGGAAATCTAATGGCCGTAAGCCGTGAAACAGAAGACTATCTAGTAGCAGACGACGTTAATGTAGACGATCGTCCTGCTCAAACAACATCATCAGCACCAACAACCAACATTGTTAAGGCTGGTTGGGATGCTGCTGAAACCTCATCTGCACCTGCAGAAGGTTACCCAATCGACTTTAAGCAGTCAGAGACACCACAGGTAATCAAGTTCATTGATACCGACGGCCCATTTGCTGTTTACAAGTTGCACTTCTTGCAGAACAAGCCAGGTAAGAAGTCATACATTTGCATTGGTGAAAAGTGCCCACTCTGTACTGTTCTCCGTCACCGTCCAGAGGATAAGAAGGCGTTCACCATTATTAACTTCAGCGCCCCTGAAGGTCCTACACGTCAGCAACTCGTTGCTACCCCACGTCTGTACAAAACTATCCATGCTGCTCACTTCTCCCCACAAGGTCCTCTAAACAAGAACTACTGGGCATTGAGCCGTACAGGTAAGATGCAGACAACCGTCTACCACATGAACTCTGTTAAGGCTCGTGACCTCAATGAGGACTGGAACCTTAACGAAGCAGAGTGTGAGGCCGCTGTAGACACGTTCAAGCCTTACGACCGTTCTACCATCAAGGAGAACTCGTATCAGGAACTTCTTGAGATTGCTCAAGAATTGATGAACGACTAACAGTCGGATAATAGCTGTCCAGAGGCGTAGTTTTAACCCCTTTCTCTACGTCTCTGGGCCTTATTAAGGGGTAATAACATGGGGCTTATACTTAACAAAGAACAGTTAGACGAGATGGTTGCGTACTATCTTACGCAAGACGCTTTTGCATTTGACGTGGAAACTATGGGAGATCGCCGAGGCGATACTCCAATTAACAATGTTGTATGGATTTCCTTTGCCACTTATGGCCGAGTTGATGTCATTCCTATGGGTCATCCTAATGGCGAGTTCTTACGCTTTGACCGACCACTTACTGGTCAAGGTGAGAAGCGTGTAGCCGCTGGGTTACCTGCCCGCGACTCTGACTATTCACGCAGTGAAAAGCGTGCTATTAAAGTATTTGATACGCCGCCTGAGCAGATGTTTCCTGCCGAGGTTTTTAAGGCGTTAGAGCCTTTGATGTTTAACGAGAACATATTAACTATTGGTCACAACTTAGCATTCGACCTTACTTCAGTTGCCAAGTATTACGGCAACAGAGTTCCCACCGGTCCGTACTTTGACACCATGCTGGCGTCGTTTTTATACGATACCCGCAATAAAGGTAAGTGTGGTCTTGCAGATTGCTTAAAGCGCGAACTTGGGTACGAAATGGTCAAGGGAGTGGGTAAAGAGATCGAGGCTCACTCGTTCATGGACACCTATAAGTATGCCGCCCTAGATGCTAAGTACACCTTCCTGCTATGGAAGGCGGTTGTTCCTAAGTTAGCAAGCGCTGGCGTAGAAAAGGTAATGGCGTTGGAGATGGATGTCCTCTGGGTACTTTGCCATATGAAACTTACTGGAGCACCTATTGATGTAGAAACACTTACTAAGTTGCAGGTTGCCTTGGAAGCAGAACTAGAGCTAAAGCGTGCATCTATTTATAAAGAAGCGGGCAAACAGTTTAACCTCAACTCAATCCCTGAGCGCCAAGAGGTTTTATACAAGCCTAAGTCAGAGGGCGGCCGCGGGTTAAAGACCAAGGTCCTAACTCCCAAGGGGCAAGAACGTAGTGATAATGGTCAAGAACTAACCTTTACTGATTATTCAACTAATGCCGAGGCCTTAAGCGAGAACAAGCTTAAAGACCCACTATGTAACTTGCTTGTAGAGTACTCAGACCTTAACAAGTTGCTCAGCACCTATGTAATCCCATACTTAGGCGGAGACGTAACCACTACTACTGGTGGTACCTCTAAGACTGAGTACCGTGAAAGTTTGCTTATCAAGGGCCGTATTCACTGCGACTTTGTACAAAACGGCGCTGAGACTGGTCGCTTCTCCAGCCGTAACCCCAATCTTCAGAACGTCCCTAACCCCGCTACAGCGCACGGTAAGGCTATTCGTAACCTGTTTATCCCACCACTTGGGCAGAAGTTGGTTGTGGCTGACTACTCACAGATCGAGCCGCGCATTATCGCTGACTTTTCTAAGGACCCAATTATGGTGGCGTCTTACCTGAACAAGGAAGACATTTACATGACTGTTGCCAAGACCATGGGAGTTAACCGCGCTGCAGGTAAAACTTTGGTTCTATCTATGGCATACGGTGTGGGGCCTGACAAGATTGCTCGAAGTATTGGTTGTACTAATACAGAGGCTAAGAAGTTACTAAACGACTTCTCAGAAAAGTTTTCAGCCGTAGGCTTGTACAAGCTTAAGGTCGTAGGCGTGGCACGCAAGAATAAGTACGTGACCACCGCTACGGGCCGTCGTCGTTACCTACCTGATATTCAGTCAGGTGATCGCGAGCGCCGCTCCTCAGCCGAGCGTCAGGCGTTTAACACGGTTATCCAAGGTACCGCAGCGGATGTTATGAAGATTGCCATGGTCCGTGCTCATCGCATGGTCCCAGAAGGTGCTAAACTCCTCCTTACCGTTCACGACGAACTTGTGACATCTTGCCCAGAGCATTTAGCTGAAGAGACTGCCGAAGCCATTCGTGAGGCTATGGAAGGCGTACAGATGCTAAAGACTATTCCGCTAATTGCGGATGTAAAGATCGTAGATCGTTGGGGAGAGGCCAAGTAATGAGTTGGAAGTTTTGGAAACGGGACGAAGAGCCCGAGTTCACCGTAGAGACTCTGAACATTCCCATGACAACTATTGCTCGTTGGTACTTGTATGACATGCAGGCAACTGACCCTGAGCGATACGCCGCTGCCTTGGGTCTTAACGCTATTAGCGAAGAAGGTTCCGAAAAGGAAGAGCAAGACAGCGTTGAGCGTATGACTAAGGTAATACCTTATGAGGAGTACGCTGGAATAATTGCTGATATCAACGCACAGGTACTGCTTCTTATTCGTAATAAAGACATTCGTCAGTTAGTAGTTGACGAGGACCTAGAAGATGAAGCAGCCGCACTGTTAGATGAGTTAGACGACGCCACTTACGAACTATTTACACGGGTCTCGTATACTGCTATTCTATCGGCCCTATCAATTGGATTTAACACTGGGCTATTCAGTCCAGGTACCGCATACGCACACGAGGTGAGTACAGATGAGTAATGCAAACTGGTGGGCTAAGCAACTAGGTGGACAACCTGCTGCACGCCCAGTACAACCACAGACACCCAATCAACCACAGGCATACCCGCCTACTACTCAACAACCTGCGTATCAGCCGCCTGAGGTGCAGCAACACACACTTCCTGCTAGTGCAACCAATGCTTTACGTTGCCCTGGTTGCGGTAGCGGTAACTACGGCTCTGACGGCCAGACTAAGCCACGATGCTATGATTGCGGATATCCAATCCAGCAGTCTGGTAGTGGAGTAGGTAAAGGAATTACCGGTGGCCCACAGGCCTCTGGTCCAGCCACACCTGCTGTACAAGTACAGGCTGGCGGTTGGAACCCAACAACTATCATCGGACATATCTAATGAAAACAAACCCTGCCTTAGAAAAAGTATTAACAAAGTACAAGAAGAAGTTAGGCGATGACGTAATTGTCAAAGCCTCAGAGATTCGTGATGACTTTTCGGCCCGCATTACTAGCGGTTCCCTATCCTTGGATGTAATCCTAGGTGGAGGTTGGCCTGCTAACCAATGGCATGAGATCGTTGGCGAAGAGAGCAACGGCAAGACTGCTATTGCCCTAAAGACTATTGCCGCTAACCAAGCCCGTGACCCTGAGTTCACCGCTGTCTGGGTAGCCGCTGAGCAATGGGTTCCTTCGTATGCAGTAATGTGTGGCGTAGACGTTGATCGCCTACACGTGATTGCTACTAATATCCTAGAAGATGCACTAGATGCAGTACTAGAGATCACCGCAACCAAGGAAGTTGACTGCGTAGTTATTGACTCGCTTCCAGCCCTTGCCCCTGAAATTGAGGGCGAGAAGGAGATGAACGAGGC